GCTGATGGGATGAATGACTACTAACTCAAGTGATGCCTGGACTTCGTTGGCAAGTACCGCCCATTTAAAGTTCTCAGTGCGCCAATGTCCGAAGAAGAGTTCGTCTAAGGTGGTTTCAACGTGGCTAATGACTAAGGTCTGCGCCTTCTTGTCGGGGGTTGATTCAACACCGAGTGGGTCTGGTTCTGCGTTAAGCATCTGCTGAAACTTCTGCAATGCTTCAAGATTGTCTTTGTGAAAATTCATGTTATTGATTATTGATTGGTTTGCTTAGTGATTCATTAGGCAGTCGTTCAGTTCTTGGCAGTAGCTTAGAACTGCGAAGATGATAATTGCGCCAATGATGTAACGGAGAATGGTAGATGCTTTTTTCATGTGATAAAATTTATTGTTATTGATAGGGCGAAGATAGTGCAACTACTTACACTCACCCTGTTAAAAATTGTTAAAATTGCAATTGGTTACAGATTGTAACCACCTTGACTATACCTATAAGGGTATAAATGCAACACAATTACCCTCGTTTATACTCTCAAGGGTACACTACGCCCACGAATAGCTACCGTAATTTGGGAATAGTTCAAAGTACATGCGCATCATAATGGCATCAGCATAGTCAGGTGACTTGCCGTGCATGCGTGCTATCTCGTCTTTGCCTATTACTGCAAGCTTACCATCGGCTTCTGGTTGCCTGCGCCTTATCATGTCTAGTTCTTGCACGATGACATCGCGGAACTGATTCACTTTAAAGATTACTTTGTTCTGCTCAATCAATTCTGCTAACTTGAAATAACACTCAGCCTTTTGGTTGGTGAACTTATCCGATTGCTTGGCTCTGCCACCATTAAGAAACCCTCGGCATTTCAAGCTATCGACCACACCACCACCTACACCATCTTCATCGCAGATCACATTCGAAAGTTTAACCGCATGCCTGTCGCATAGTTGGCGTATGGTAGCGACAACAGTTGTTATTGGTTGCTTGCGCAGCTCGTGAATCTCCATTAACTGCAAACCATGCCACACGCAAATGACACTTCTATCTTTTCCAAGTCGTGCGATGTCGGCACTGATGAACTTATCGCCTTTCGCTTCTTCTTCCCGGAAGCAGCGCACAAGGTCATCGTATTGGTACAGGTTGTCCACGCTCTCGTCATATTCCCAGTCACCATAGAGCAGCCTTCGCCTATCTATTTCAGGCAACCGTTCAAGTGTTTCGATGTAGCTTTCAGGCAGGTGTGGGTTGTCGGTCGGTAGCGATGGGATGAATGCAAGGTGCTGCGCTAAATTATCTGCTTTGAATGGTGCGTAAAACTCATTGTAAAGCCATCCTTTGGACGGATTGCAGGTAAGTAGCATCTTTGGTTGTAAATCAAATTCGCGTAGCTTAAAACGGATGCGCGATTGCAATATGTCAATTGCCCTCTTTGATACCTGCGCAGCTTCATCCACATACGCATCGGTCAACTCCAGTCCACCGAGTGCGTGAAATTCAGGGTCACTCGGATAAGCAAACAAGTCTTTGAGAATAATCTCGCTGCCATTACTGAACGTAATGACGTGCGTTTGGTTGTTTATGGTGTAGTGTTCGTTGGGCGCAAGACCAAACATCTGCGCTACCTCAAAGAATGTCTTTAGCGTGGTCTTCTTTAACGTATCCAACTTACTGCGACCTATCAAGCCTCGCGTGCCTGGATACTTGAACCTGCGGCTTATTTGCCACGCACAACCAATAAACGATTTTGATCCACCTGCTGCACCACCGAAAAGCACCACACGTGCCGGGTGTGAATTACCCAACACACGCAGTGCTTCGTTTTGTTTCGGTAGATACTCAATCATTAGAACAAACCATCGTCATCGTTTACCTGTGGTTGAGAAGCAGATTGTTCACGTGGTTCGGACAACTGCAAAGAAATGAACTTATCTGTTTTACCTTGTTTCGTCCATCCTGACAAACGCCATTCTTTGCCATTAATCATTATTGATCCATACGAATCAGGTTGATTAGGTGAATTTTTTTTGGTGTTTTTAAATAGGCTTCCCTGCCCTTCTTTCATTGTGTAACTCATTGTATTAATTGTTAATTATTGCGATGTCATCGGACATTAGTGCGATTGTTTTATGTCCGTTCAAATCCGTTGTTTCAATTATTTCAAACTGTTCAAGGTGGATGCTGTGGATGTCGATGAAGCCAATGTAGATTTCCATCTCATCAGGATAATCAGCCAACCTATCAAACAATTCGCCTATGGTCATAGCCTGTATTCATCTTTGTCAGTGAGTAGTAAAAGCTCCTCAAAGATAAGACGCATTGCCATATTATCACTCATGGCAGGACGCATGCTGCGTTTAGCTGTTAACACAAACAACTTGCGTAGTAGTTCGGTTTCGCGCTGCTTGTCGTAGTCTTTCATTGAATTTTCAATTTTTTGATTGACAAAGTATTGTTTGCATCTTCATCATTTGTTAGGCAGCATGTGCTACCCAGTGCAAAATCCCAACATAAAAAATTGGCTAAACTGAATAGCTGAGTTTTTCTTAAATCAAACCATTCACCTACCACGCGATAATGCTTGTAGTAATTATGCAAGTATTTTTCAATTAATTCCACACTTAAATCCATTTCTACCTCGTTGAATCCAATAGCAACACATTTTAAACTGCATCCGCTTTGCGTTACTAACTCACGTAATCTACGATAACAGTTATAGCTTCTACCAATTTTTGTCAATCCTGTTAATGGATTATACAATGCATAAACACATCCATCATATTGCCTTTCATATCCGTGTTCAATATGCTCTTTTCTATACTCATGAAATAAAAAAGACACTTCATGTGAATCAATCATATCAGTATTCATTTTGCTTATTAATCTCTTCCATGTAACGCTCCTTGCGGTACTCGTTGAACTGGTAAGGTGTGTTCTTGTACACACGAAAGCGCATGTCGTTATTCCATTGCGGCAACGCATCGTATTCAGCCATTAGCTTTTGCTCAAATGCACTAACCTCGCTGCGCTTCACTTCCCGTGCCGGTGCTTCTTCAATCTTCAACTTGTCCGCTGTTTGGTGGATAGCCTCAAGCACCTGGCGATGTTGGAACATTTCATAGATGTTGTTGGTGCTTTGCTTGTCCAAATTAATGCGCTCACTGATCGCTTGTCTTTTGGTCATGAACTTACGAATCCATTCAAAGAATATCTGCCCATCGATGCGGTTATACACTGGACCAAACTCACCCTTCATTGCCATGCGGAAACAAACCTGCAGCTCATCCACTCGCAGGTAGTAGTAATCTTCAAGCATTAACTCAGCTGTAAGCGCAAGTTGTTGTGCGTTCATTGGCTGTTGCAGGTTAAAGTACTGTTGGCACATATCCATCATTGCCACCATGATGTTAACCGTTGCCTGCTGATTTTTATCCTTGCGAATTTCAGCTAGGGTTGGTGATGTTTTCCGTGCCAAAATCTCGTGCAATTGCACTTCGGTATTGCTTGCGGAACTCTTCAAGTTCACTAATGCGCTTTGCTCTTTCATCTTGAATTATGTTTTTTGAGTTATTTGAGTTGTCGAATTTAGAGTTATTTACCATCCAGTTGCGTGCGGACGCTTTCCAATCCTTCATCGGATTGCGCCCTTGCTTCCAACCATTGGCTTCGTAGTAGTTAAAAAATTTTGCCGCCTCGGTGTTTATTTTTTCATCAGTCCACTGCATGTGCTTTTGTACTGAATACTCACCCATGAAATTGTAAACATCATTTTCGTTTGGGGGTGCGAATGCACTACGTTTATTGTTTATGGTTTGTGGTTTATTGTTTACTTGTTTATGAATGTCGCAGTCGCTTTCAACATTGCTTTGTACTGTGCTTTCACTTTGCTTTGTCAAGTGCTTTTGCAATGCTTTGTCAAGTGCTTTATTAAGTGCTTTGTCAAATTTTGATAGGGCAACTATGTTGCATTGATGTTGATTCACTGCCTTCTTTACCACCTTAACAAAGCCCCATTCAACAAGTTGGTCAAAACACTTCTTATATGTATTGTAGCTTTTGCATCCCATACCTTGCATGCACTCACTGGCTGTGATTTGGAAGATGTCAACCCAACCTAAACGATTATTTATCTCAACGAGCCATAGGTACAAGATACCATGTGAAGCGGTCACCTGCTCCGGGTGTTCAAAGGCATAGTCAAACCATGCCCGTGAATATGAGTAACCATTAATCTTCATGGAACTAAATACCCACCACTACACACAAAGGCGTACCCTCAGCTGAATAGCTTATGGCAATGCGGTAATGGTGGGATTTAAAAATGTTTTCATAGGGTACGCTTTGCAAAGATAGTCAAACTATCTCTACTTCCAAATAATTGTGGCTATCATAAACCCGATGAGCAATCCTGCGCCAAGTATCAACAGCATCTTGCTATTGGTTGTGTCGCATTCAGGCTCTGCGTTTACGGATATGGGCGCAGTTGCCGGTGCTTTGCGGATGGGTTTAAGCTTTAGCTGTGGTGATGGCTTTGCCTTTAGTCGATGCGTCTGCGTATAAGACCGTACACGCACTTGGATATCCTGCACATCACTCATCATAGGTTGACGCGACAAGTTCCATTTGTACTGACTTTGCTCAATCTTCTTGAACAAGCCAAGTTCTTTGCCTGCGGTAAGGAAGTTGTTGCTAACCTTAAACAGGCGCATGGTAATCTTTGAATGAAAAGTTGGTTGTGCGTAGATATACTCCAACGCTTTCATGTATTTGTTTTTCGTGTTGCTCATTGCTCTAAGTATTTTTTAATTGTTTGCGTGAATTCTTCAAATGACCTGCACACTTTCACGCAGTATCCTGCATTGATAAGTTGTGCGTGAACGATTTTCTGCGTGTCCGAAAGCTTTCCCTTTTCAGTTTTCATCTCGATGAATAGTGCATGATGTCCAGACGATGCCATGCATATCATCAGGTCGGGCATGCCGGGCATTGCACCTTCTGCCTTCAAGATGTTCCATCGTTTTGCACGTTGCACAGGTGTACCGCCAATGAAAACTCCGTTAGGAAAAGAAGCGATCAATGTGCGAGGGAAGGAATACCTGAACCATTCCACACAT